ATTTATTTCTACTTCCTCTACCGTTGTAGATTCTTGCATTTTAGACTCAGTATTTTGTACCTCATCTGGAGTTGATTTTTCTTCACTCATTTTTGTTGGTTTTGTTTATATAATAATATACTAAAATAAATCTTAAAGATTTAAAATTATTTTAAAAATTTTAATTAATTTTTTGCACTATATAGCTAAGTGGCGTCATTTTGATTTCTGACATCATATTTATTTTTATTTTCTCTAGCTATTTGTAGTTGTTTATCCGCTATTTCTTTTTGAGCTTGTATTTTTTCACGTTCAATTTGATTTTTAGCAGATTCATTATTCATTCTATTTACTTCCTTTTCTCTTTGTAAATCTGTTTGTGTCTGATATTGCTCAGTATCTCTAATATCTTTCATAGCATCCTGGAAGTCAGATTGCATATTTTTATCAATGTCTGCCATTGACCCATAACCTGCAGCTCTAATTTCAGCAACAAGAATATCTTTTCTTCTTTCTTTCTCAGCTTCTTGAGCTTCTGCATCTAATCTCATTTGCTCTTGTTCTTTCTGAGCCTGTAATTGCTGTTCTTGCATTTGCTGTTGTTGCTGTTGCTCTTGTTGTTTTTGTTGTTGTTGTTTTTGTTCTGATGTTTTTAGAACAGTATTTAGTCCAGCAATAGAATCTGATTGAACAATTTTACCTAAATCATATATACTAGCACCTGTAGTATTATTCTGCATAGCCATTTGTTTTAACTGCTCTAATACAGCTCTATGATTTGCAGTTGTAGTACAAAAGATATTGAGATCTCTCATTAAAAGATCTGTACCATTAATTTGAAAATTAACTTTTTCATCCAATGATGTTATATAAGTCAATCTTGCAGATGGTTTAGTACTATGATAATATTGAGCTAGATCTGTTCTCATTTCATGTACTCTAGGCATTAGATAATCTGAGTGTTGTACAAAGTACATTTCTGTTTGAGCATATGATGCATTTGCAGCTTGTTCTACACCAGTAGCTGTCATTTGTGATAATTGCTGCCCCATTCTTTGTGGATTAACACCAATTACCTCATATGCCTGTTGTTTAAAATGATTAGCTAATTGAACTCTAGACATTAACCTATTAGTCTGATCTAAATCAAGTTTCTGAAAATGCTGGAAGTTTAATGCATTTTCTGTATTTGTAATAGTAGTATCTAGTGGTAGCATTTGGAAATCTTTCATAGCTACATAAGCTTTAGATAGATTACCCTTACCCCAATCTTCTCCAAGAGAATGTTTAGGTAAAGCATTTTGATCTAATAATATTACAGTACCTAACTCATCTACTAAAATATCTGCTATCTGATTATTTACAATATTAAAACCTATTTGATATGGTTTCATTAAATCAATAAGAGCTGTTGATTTAGTATTTCTATCGGAGAATACAGCACCTTCTACAGGTAGTTTACAACCATATAGACTATTCTCACCTTTAAATTGAAACTTAAGAGGATTTAAACGATTACTATTTATACCTAAATACATAGGTGCTAATCCTCCTGGATTATTCATACCCCAGTAACTTGGAATATTTGGCCCTATTTTAATACCACCCCAAACTTCATTAATCCAGATCCAGTCAATATGTTCTCCAAATAATAAATTTTCCTTATTCTTATTTTTAAATAACCTAGTATCATAAATAGGTTTATCTGTAACTTTATAATCTTCTGTAACAATCTCATTTAATATTTGACCATCTTCAGTTACTTTAACCAAATGACCTAGTTTTCTTTGAGACTTCCAATAAGATTGTGTAACACGTAATAAATTTGCATCAGGTGAATCTAACATACTTTCACTTTCACCTATAATATCTGCAACAACATCACCTCCGTCATATAATCCTGAGTCACCCATAAATGATGTATACTGACGCATTGCTAATGATGGTCTATTTGTATTCCATTCATGTGATTTAGTAGCATCATAAAAAGAACCGTCATTTTGTTGACCAGTAATTGTGTAACCAGCAGATCTTACAGGATAAATTGATTCTAAAGATTCTAACTGCTCTTCAGTCATTAAAAATCCAAACTTATCTATAACATCAGCTGCAGTATACATATCTGTTTTACCAACCCATTGACCACCTGAAATATATCTAGTATCAGGAGATTTATGGTAGAAAGTTAATGCAGGATTCCAAAGCTCTACATCATAATCATCCTCCATCATATGAAAGTGCCAAAACTCTCTATCTGTAATTAACATATCACGGAAGCCTCTTTCTTCAAGCTCATCCATTCTAAATCTTTCAATATCTACTTTATGCTGATGCTCTGCCCACTGTTCTACCATAGACCTATAGTCTTTCTTAAAAAACTGTTCTATTTCAGGTAAGCTCTTAACATTATCTGGAGACATTTGCTGCTGACCTTCTTGAGAGTTAGGGTCTAATCCTTGGGCAACCATGGCAGCCATTATCTTTGTTTGAGCATCTGCCATTAATGTTTTTTCTACCTCAGCTCTTTTTTGCTCAAGCATTTCATTATATGAAAACTCATCAACGGCTCTATAAGTTAATTTAGTAGATCTTTTTGCAAACTCTGCAACAAGTACATTTACAACATTAGGGATAATAGGATAAAATCTTAGTTCAAGAGCATTTGAAGTATCATCTAAAAGATTTTCAACAATATCTTTCATTTCATTATCATCTTCGATAATATAATCTGTTCTATCAATAATACCTTTTGCTAACTTATAATTCTTCATTAGCCTTCTTGAGTTTCTTCTTAATTGTTTAAGACCATTCCACTCAAGCCAATCTAAATTCCAAGCAGCCCATTCTTGCGTTTTATCTTTTTTAGGTAGAAACTGAAGAGGTTGGGTTAATGTACCCATTCTTTCTTGTTTAGCTTTAGCTCCTTTTTTTAATTGAAGTGCATTAAATACCTGCATAATTACTATTTAATATTTTTGAAAGCAGACCTTTTTACAGATGTACCATTAATTCTCTTTCTTTTTCTTCCCATATGTCTAAACGGACTACTCTTTAATTTATACAAATTTTCTGACTTTTGCAACTTTTTAGCATCATCATCCATGATAGTTCTCTTTCTATAACCTCTATTAGATTCTTGAATTCTCATAAATGCTACAAGTGCTGCAAAAGATACAAGTCTATCCACGTTAACCCCATCTGCATATTCTCTCATTTCTTTTATAAGCATTGGATCAGGAATTCTTTCTATTCCGT